CAGAGAGCCATGTGTATGGCGTGATGTTCACGTAGTTGGCTGGTGCAGTACCAGCTCCAACTATTTCGTTGGCCGTCAAGGGCGCCAATGGGTCAAACCCATACGACACCGGGTAAATGTTGCGGAACAGCTTCGAAAAACTGGACCGTGTAGCACCCGCGGCAAATGTCGACACAGTATTCGGGGCAAGAATGCCATGAAAAGCTGTGCGACGAAGAAGAGATCGCAACGAACGAATATCCTCTCCAAAGTTCACCATCAGACCATTCTCTGGGCGCGACGTGCACTTCCCCATCTCAAAAAGAGTAGGAGCAGTATCAGCACTTTGCACCTCGAAAACAGACGAGGGTGTGACAACATCGCTGGGGTTAGCCAGTTCGAAATTGTCTGCGGCATAGCAAAAGAATACTAGCCCAACATTCGAAGTTGCGTCTGGTCCCGTAAGGGGGTTCAGAACACGAACCTCGAATCTACCATTGTGGTAGTCAGCGTCATACCCACTATCGGAGTCGGCGCGTCCAGATGTATCACGGTTGTATCCAGGTCGTACACGGAGCCACGATTGTGGTGCCATGTACGGAATCCGGAATTCCACGAAGTCATCTGCTTGGATATCTAAAATCTTGGTGTTAACCACGGTCTCGGTATCCGCATCGGAGAAAATGTTACCAACTGGGTCGTACGAAATGCGTAGACGTCCCTGGTGGTATTGTGAGCGTACAACCATTATTCGTAGGATCAAATCGCCACGCCAATTGGAGAAAAGGCGTGAGATGTAACCCATCGGAACATCGAGTTGGCTCTGTGATGGTGGTGAGTCAATCGTGCGCGACCAGGTCGGCGTCACGTTGGCTCGCATGAGAGAGAAATCCTCCAAATCACTCTGCTCCCAGTTGACCACTCGAATGAACGAGGGCCGTTTGGCGATGTACGAAATCGCTAGCTCGTCTTCTGCAGAAAGTCCAACTGTCGTCGGATCCACAGTGAGCTCGTTCTTCGGATCTAGTGTCAGCTTGTCAATTGGCACAGAAATTTGGGAACTTGAAAAAGCATGAAACGGCGTGTCCTTGATGGGCATGACGTTATCAATCACTGGAGGGTTCGTAAATCCAAAAAGACTTGCGATGGCGCCAACTGCTTTCGCACCAATGGTTGTGGCGCGAGCAA